GGTCTGAGCTACACTTTGATGTTGTCTTCACCTCTACACGATAATGCGTCCCATCATCTCGCATCAGAAGCATATCAAAAGAGGATTGCTGGCAGAGGACTGTGCGGTAGCCGAGAGCCTCAATCACACCAGAAGCTAGAAGCTCGCCAGCCCTACCAATGTGAACCTCACTTAACTTACCCACTACTTCAAAGGATTACTTGCGGCGTCTAGCCCTCTCCACAAGTCATCTATCTCCCTGTTTATCTTGCTGAAATTAGTGTCTATTGATTTGACTTTTTCGTCAAACTGTTTGACCAGCAGGTCATTCTCGCCAGTGGTTTTCTCGACCTCGGCTATGCGGTCACGCAAGTCCAACAACTGCTTTTGATTTTCCATGATGGTCGCCAGATTGGTGCCAAGCACAGTCAGCTTTTCAGCAGTGTCCCCGTTGCCTGATACAGCTTGTTCCACAGCCTCAATCCGGCCAAAGAACTCAGCCGTGGCCCAGATGCCACCGCCCACAGTAGTGCCGATAGACATAACAATAGCAATCCACACGCCGCGTAGCTTCGTGCCACCGATTGTAAGTTCTGTATCTTCTAGGCTCATCGCATATATGATTGTTGTTCGTTGTAAATCTGCTCGCCTTGGCCCAACACTTCGGCCGCAGTGACCATATCGCCCTGCAAGAAACTGTGAAAGCTAATACTACCCACATTGCTTGCCCAGTCTACATATAGACTGTCATTGGTCGCAGAATAAGAGATAGTCGCCTCAGACATTGATTGATTGTAGTTCTGGGCGTGGGAGTCAGATATGCTTGTGAGGCTCTCATTCTTAGATGCGGCCAAGAACGCGCCAGCGTCACGAGCATTGACTGCGATGTCCTCAAGAGACTGATTATACTCGACTACAGTCTCTTGTTTGATGCTCACATCGTTCTGATTTACATATTCCTGAACTGCAATCTGGTCATCCACGTTGTTTGTTTCTTGTGCTACCTCCGCCTTTTCAGCGACCTCCTCGACGACAGCAAGCTGGTGGCTGGCAATCACAAAATTGTCTACAGCCGCAGAGACCGCGACCATTGATTCAGCCGCCTTGTTTTCCAACGCCATTTGTGTGGTGAAATATAGTGCGCTCTCCACACCTGCCAGAGCATCGTTATATGCGTTCACATCCGTCTCTGTGATGAAGTAATCTTCTGTCGCGACAGAGCTATAATCTACTACGCCGCCAATGCTAGCGTAATGCTCTGCACCGTATGCCGCGTAACGCCCTTGCTCCAGCTTGACTGCAATGGTCTTGCTGGCGGCGACCAATGTGTCAATCGTTGTCTCTGCTTGAACTGCGGAAACGCTCAGAAATGCTGAGACCAGAGTCACTATCTTCTTCATTGCCATCATCCTTGCCTATCATCAAAATCTTATCGTAATACAATTTTCTTTTCTTGTAATCAGGTATAAACGTCTTCGGGTCTCTCTTCATTAAAAGGGTGGCCGCACGGCCCACAACCAGCTTGCCGTTGACTGCTATAGGACAGGGTGTTGCACTGGCAAACATAGCCTTCCAGGTGTCTAGCGACTGGCAGAGCCTAGCAACGGAAGCGATAGACATACCTTGCTCCTTGAGCGCCTTCGCATCCCTGCGCCTGTTGCACTCCTCATCTTGCTTATAGCCACCCATCGATAGCCCAAGGACGTTCACCTGCACCCCCATGCCACGCCCTATCAGACAGCTTTCATTGCCCCCAGATGGGGTGCTGGGAGAGACAGCAGTGGGCGGTGGGGTGATGTTAGAAGCCGCCCCAGCCCCATTATAATTTGTTGTTGATGTGGAGCTTGGGTTGTTACTGCTAACGGTGCTGTTGAGGTTGCTAGTATTCAGGTCGCCCGTCTGCTCGTTTTGTGCCTGTGCCGTTGAAACGGTCAGCAATATGACAAGAAAGAGACGGAGCATTTCATTACTTAAAACGCTCGATTAATTCTTGAACGGTCTTAGTTTCATAGATTCGTAGTAGCACCCAGCAGAGAGAGGCGATTGCTGTGGCTTCGGGTATCCAGCTTAGATACGCGCCCAGCGTTACACCACCTGCGGCCATATCAATTACTGTTTTAGTTTCTTCGGTCGCCATAATAATTTCCTCAGTTAGATTATATTAACCCGAAATGCCTTCATTGGCGAGGGGTAATGAGATAGCCATTTTGCTGGAATAACTTCACTTGGTTCATGTGTTGTAGCGACCTCAAGATGTTTTCCATAAAATCCAAAATGATTTTGAATTGCTAATGCGGCAGGGCTTTCTGGATTATAGCCAGCAACAATATGGGTGGCATTGTTTTCACGCATGAAGTTTGCAATAGCTTCCTGATACTCTTCGGAATACCACCAAGAACGAGAGCCATCCTGAGTCTTACCCCAAGTTGGCACAATAAAGAACATCTTGTCGCCGTGCATCTCTGCGGTTCCAATCCCGACAACGTAGTCATCTTTTATATAAAGGTGGGCCTGATTAGCCGTTATACCACCCCACATACCTTCTTTTAGATTGTCGATACGCTTGCGCTCGTGACCAATCTTATCGAAGGCTTCCTCGTAAAGACGGTCATATAATTCTCTTTCAACCGTATCCACTGATTGAATAATAAAAGACATTAGCTACTCCGACCTGCTGTTGTGCCGCTCACGCCAGCACCACTGTTAATAAATGACTGACCCTTTTCGTAAAAACCTCTTGTGCCACCAGCACCGCCTGTAGCATCACCACTCGCACCACTAGCTCCGTCTTGGCCTACGTTACCTCCATCGCCGCCATCATTATTGGTGGCCGCATTTCCACCCCCGCCAAGGCCTCCAGCCCCTCCATTTGTAGAAGTTCCGTCAGAGCCATCAGTTCCATCAAATGCAGTAGTTGTTGCACTAGCACTACCGCCAGCACCCCCAGTGCCAATGTCGTCGCCCGCTCCACCACCGCCACCGCCGCCGCCGTATGCACTATAAGTAGTAAACTTGCCAGTCGCAGTAACGGCATTTCCCCCCGCGCCGCCACCACCACCACCGCCGCCGTAAACTGCGCCGTTATTAGTAAATGATGTAGCAAACTGCGCTAAAAAGGCATCTCCACCATCTTCCCCATCAGTGCCAGAAGTGGTTGTTTCCGTGCCAGACGTATTAGTAGCGTCACCGCCTACCCCACCATTGCCACCCTTACCTGTGACCGTTCCATTATTTACAATGGTAATCGTGTCGCCAGCAGTCCAAGACGAACCTGTTTGCAGGGCGTTAGTTGCTATAGAAGTTGAGCCGACCACCACGCCAGAATTAATTGTAAGAGTTACATCAGTTTCACCAGCAACATAACCTCCTCCACGATTAGCATAAATATCATAATTGTTAGTATCGGCTGAAATTACAAGATTGACTGCTGTGCGCCCTCCCCCAGAAGAAGCAACCGTTCCCAACCTAAACATATTAAGCCTCCAAGTCGCCTACCAGCAACCAAGTATCAGTAGCGACCTTGACACAACTAGCAGACGAGTATTGAGACTTCAACTTAAGACCTGATGCACTGTTTACTGTTACGCCACCAGCACCAGCCACAGTTACTTGACCTGCACCAAACTGCGACAAATCAATTTGTGTGCCTACTGGGTAAGCCACAGAGGAATTGGCAGGAATAGTTAAGGTAATGGCAGACGCATTACTAAGTGTCACTAGCTTAGACTGGTCAGAAAGAACTGTTGTGTAGGTAGTGCCAGTCTGTGCGTTAATTGAGACTTGGGATACTACGGTATCAGCAATAAGGTTAGGGACTGTAACGTCGCCAGTAAAGGTCGCGCCCGTTAGCATAGCCGCACCAGCAGAGGTTACGTTTGCTGTATCTGTTACATCAGCCAGAGCCTCAATACCGTCCAGCTTTGTGCCATCTGTGGCTACGTCACGACCATCAACTGTGCCACCAACTGTAATGTTTCCAGTGACATCAAGAGAGACAGCAGAAGGGCTTGTTAGAGAAACAGTGCCATCATTAACATCCGCCAGGTCAGCCATAACTTCTCTGAACGCATTGTTTACATCAGCAGGGAACATCAGGTTTTCACCCAGAGGCACATCCTCAACATCTGTGTTGTTTGCGGCTGTGTTATCGTACTGCGTGATGTTGGATTTGGTCATGCTATCCCTCTATAACTTTTGGCTTGCGGCCCTCGGTGGCGGCAACCATAAGCTCTAAGCTACTGTTATTTGCTTTAACCATCTCATTGCGAAAGCTCTCGATTGCGGCCCCAGCCTGATTGGTCTGCCTACCGTTCTCAATAAGAAGAACTGGTAGCATAGCCATAGAGCAACCCCAGTCGGCCATCTCTTCGCCCGTCTGAGGATTGGAGCCTCTCAACTCAATAAACCAAGCGCAATCCATTTGCTTGCAAGGCTCGAAGCTGTTGAGCGGACAGTTATGCTTAACTTCCAGTTTCATGCGCTAGTCTTTCGATGCGATGATTACGTCTACATACTGAACGTCTAGGTCGATTGCTGTGCCAGTGAAAGTACCTGTGCCAGCGTGAGTGTGTTCTGCGTCTCCGCCAGAATCGCTTGACTTACCAACGTCAGCTTGCGCCCCACTATCGGCCATCAAGTAAGCCCAATCGGAACCTTGGCCTCGGTGTTGCTGGAATGGCGCGTTTTCAGTAGTAAGGTTTGCCCCGCTTAAGGTGGCAGATGAGCGCGTTGACTCAAAGGTAAAGTGACTGTGAGTTGGCATTTCAGAAATAGACAGAGCATGTCCAGCTACAGTTACGGCCACAGTACCCGCAGGGGTTTGGCTGGCAAAAGCGGTTTCAAACGCTACGCTACCACCTGTACCGACAGTGCCGTTTGTAATCCGCAAAGCCTTATCGTTGTGCGTTGTGTCCTTTGTCCATCCAGTCGGAGCGGATGTCTGATTAAACAGCATCTTCGTGCCAGCAGGAAACGCATCAATCGCAACGCTGTTAATCGTCGCTGTGTCGAAGTCAGGAGAGACAAGAGAGACAGCACCAGAGTTGACATTGGCCAAGTCCACCATCATCTCACGAATGGCATTGTTAATGCCAGCAGGACTACAGCCCTCGTCTATGTTCACACTCTGAATGTCGGTGTTACTCCCGACTGTAGCGCTGTAATCTCTAATACTATTTTTTGCCATTATCTAATTTCCTTTAGGTGTTACTGTAATCTGAGGCAAGGAGATAGAATTGTCTCCTGCAAGTGCGCCCGTTGGGACAACTCCGCCCCTGCTTACAATGTTGGAAAGCTGACCAGCCCTTCGAGTGACCTGTGCCATAAGCGAGCTATCTTTAAGTGCGCGAGATAGAAGCTCTGGGTCTTCGGCCACGAGAAGCTCTACAACTTGGCGTTTTTGCTCTTGCGTAAGTTTGTCTTTGTTTCCAAATTTAGATACAACCCTGTTTGCCAGGCGAGCAATAGCGCCAGGACTACCTATTTTTGCACCCACGACCTCTGCCCCTGTTTCAATAATCGCCTTGCCCTGCTGGAGAGCCTCCTGCTGGCTCGATTGCGTCTGCGACCCGTATAGAACTTTTCCCATTGTCTCCTGCGCCCCTGCGGCCCTATTGAGAGCGCCGATGGTTTCTTCATAGGAATCCCCTGGGAACACTTTAGCGAATATTTTACCCTCTCTTGACTCCATGCTTGTAAGTTTTGTGCGGAAGGAGGGGCCACCAGTGCCCTCACCCTTCTTGCGGAAATTGTCCGCAAGTCCGGCCCTAAAAGCCTCAACAGCGTCCTCACCCTGTGCTGACACCTTGTCGAATATAATCTCAACCTCGTCTGAGGATTTGTTGAAAGCCTTTCGGCCCTCTTCAAATGCCTTAGAGGCTTGTTCAATACCGGCCCAAGTGGCTCTTGTTTGCCTCAGGTCGGGTGATGCGTCATCAGCGACACCCCTTACCATAAACTGGAGTTCTCTGTACTTGTCTCCAGCCCCACCCGCGCCGCGACGGTAGGCTTGGCCAGCAAGGTCTCTAAAGGCTTTGCTTAGGTCCTCAA